ATTTGGTTTTCGCTGAAATTCTTTTTTCCATTCTACTAACCATCCTTCAATTACACTAATTATTATTGATGAAGATGGTAATATCGAACTTTCTAAGTTCTCGAATGTTGTTTTATAAACTTTCATATTTTGTTTATTATCTTTGAATATTTAATTTAATAAGACGTTTCTTTACTGATACATCACTACATCCTACTATAGTAGCTATTTTAGTTCTTGGCAACCTTTTTGTTACGAACAAATCATGCAAGTCATATTTTTCCCAATCAACTTTACAACGTTTTTTAGCGGCACAATTTTTGGAACACGTTATTTGATGACAACTCTTTTCTCCGTTACAAATAGGGCAATTATCGGTCAATTCTTTTCTTTTATTTGATTTATAATCTGCATAATTTTCATTAAATCTTGGACAATCTTGTGTAATTTCTCGATTATTATTATGTACCTCTCTATGGCAATTGGCGCATAGTAGCACACATTTTCTCATTTCTATAATTATTTTCTCCCATGATACCGGATTTGCTCTAATTGCACCAAAAGAAAATTCTTTTTCTTTTGGATCAAGATGATGTAATTCTAATGCTTCTACACATTTATCATAACCACATGTTCCACATCTAGAATTAAATGCATCTACTATTCTTTGCTTTGTATTTCTTCTCCAATTTTTAACATGTTCTGAATTTTCGCTCATACAAAGTTACTTACTCTGTATCGAACCTCCGTGTTAAACCTTAACACGAAATTTGGCACATAGGGGTGGGATCGAACCAACCTTCACTTGTTTAACAGACAAGCCGCTCAGCCGTGTGCGTTCCTATGTATAAAAATTATGTTATTAGACAGGATTTGAACCTGTATACTCTCCCAATGAGAGGAATTACCAATTATTCTACTAATAAACTAAAATGGTGCCTCCGATGGGATTCGAACCCATAGCCTTCAGATTAAAAGTCTGTTATTCTACCGTTGAATTACAGAGGCATATTTTTATTTAAATGGCATCGCTAGGGGGAATCGAACCCCTCAACTCAAGATTGAAAGTCTTGCGTGATAACCGTTTCACTATAGCGACCTGTCTTTTCTTCTTCTACTTTACCACAAAGTTTTCTGTTGTCAACATGTTTTAGGAGTTTTCTACTTTTTTATATTCAACGTTTATACCAACTTGAAAATATATCAGCTAAACAATCTCCTATTACATATAATATTATATATGTTAATATAACCCAAAACAATGTTGCTGCTCCTGCTCCAATCCAAAAATAACTATTAGATAAAAATTCAGGAATACTAAATGTCAATTTCATTATACCAATCCTCCAGTTTTTTGTGACAAATCAAAGTTATTTTCAATAAACGTCTTTACTTCTTCTGCAATACCGGGATCACTACTGTTAAACACTACATTTGGACCATGATTATCCAGAAATACTGCTTTTAGCCTACCAAAAGATTTCAATCCATTTGAAGTATTTTTCCCACATTCGTGACTTCCACATTCATATTCTTTTTGAGAAATTGTGGGAACAAGTGAGTTTTCTTTTTTTGGACAATGAAAATGAACAATACTGTCAAAATCCGGATGATCAGAAAATACAATTCTTTGACTTTGTCCACCCACGCTTGGTTTACTGCCATATGCAATTACTCTATCAGGACCGTCAGTTTCAACTAGAACTAATCCAACATTTTTAATATCTCCCAAATCAGTTTTACGACGAGAAGACAAAAATTTAGTTTCGCTTAGTTTTACTGCAAAATGTCCTGCGGTTACTCCTCGGAATTTTTTATATGCTCCTTTTTCCACACAATAATTTACAACTTCTCGCAATGATTCTGGAACCAGAGGTGAACTCCATTCACAAGGATTTCCTGCAACAACCGTTGATCTTGTAAAAGTTAATGTACTTCTTAGTAGTGCAATTTTTACCAATTCTTCCAAAACTTCTTTTCGATTATTAGTAACACAATAACGTGCTTCTTCTGGAACAATAATCATGTTTCGGCGATGCAATGTATCATTTGCCAGTACAAGATTAGCACTTGCTTTTTTAAGCAAATTCAATCCGGCCAAATATTGTTCATCTTCTGTTGCTCCACAAGTTGTCTTGAATGCAACAAGAGTAATATCTTTTCGAGTTTTTCTAAAAAGATCAACTACTTTTTCCGTATTAGGAATTAGTTTTGCATTATATTCTTTTTTAGAATCCAATCTTCCGCTATATTTTGGATTAGTTTCTTTATCCAAATTATCTGCATCTACAATCATTTCAAAATCGCAAACTGCTGGACTCCAAAAAACAATTTTTGTAGAAATGTCATTTACAATGTTTTCAGCAAGTTTAGCCAAATCTTTTGGACTTTGCAAATTATGATTTCCTCCTGCCATTGCAGTTAAAACCAATTCTGCATCCATTTCTGGTGCATGTTCTTGAACAAGACTCATTAGTGTTCGGGCAGTTGAGCCAAATGCAGGAGCATTCAAACCCAAATGGCAACTACTATGTGCTACTGTTCCGCCTCCAACAACATAAATTTTCTTTTTCATAATTATTATTTTTGGTTATCCTTTATAGGTTTTTCACTCTACACTTGTATCCGAGTTTGTCAATTCATTTTCGAGATTTCTGTACTTTGTGAATGCCTGTATAATAGATATTGCTATTTCATCTTTGATTTTATCATTAGATGATAAATCATCGAAATCAATTATACTGGAATGATATGGTGCATGAGTTTTAGCCCATTCAACCCAATAATCATGAATTTCTTTTGCTGATACATCTTTGTCTTCTGTTATCTTTTTTGCAACTCCAATACAAAGATTTTTATGATTTTCCGTTGCTTCTTCCCAACTTGAATATGGTTCCTCCCCTATACTAACCTTAAATGCCGAAATAGAATAATGTATCAATTTTCCTAAAAGTTCTAATTTCATATCTTTTGTTCGTTCTTTAATTTATCTTTCCATGAAATATTTTCGATTTTTCTTTTTTCTGCCACATATTCAAGTATCCCATTATATTGTTTTTCTTTATAAAGTTCATATATTTTTGGAATATCATCCATTGGAAATTTTTCATCGTCTGCTGCTGGATGAAAATAATCACTTACGTTAATGGTTAAACTAATTGAATCATTTTCATCTGTTATCATTAGCACACATTCATCCAAAAGATATGCTATCATGTCTTCTTCGCGGGGAACATTTTCTCCTCCGTTCATTTCAATATAATATCTTCGCATAACTTATAAAACTACCTTTTTGAAATCGTTGTTTTTTACCAAATCATATACTCCCCAACGATCAAGAATCAAGCGTTCCAAAATTTCAATATGATATGCATCTTCAAAATTCCAAAGCATTTTAGAAACTATTGGACATTCTTGGATAAGAATATCCCGGATAACTTCTGCCACTTCCCGGCATTCTTTTTGCGCTGTTTTATACAACCTTTTATTCAGTGTGGTAATCCAATCACGAAGTTTACCATTAAAAATAATTTTTGTAGTTGTTGCTTCTGGCAAGACGAATCTTGCTGTTTCTCGGGCAACGTTATTGTTTATTAGTTCCTGATATAGTTCAAAACTATTTTTCATATGTTCCTTGACTTTTTCACTTGCCTTTCCGGTTTTATCGGTGAAAAAGTCATTATCAGAAACAAACAAAATTGGATCTACTAAATTTGTTGAACTTTGACGATTATTAGAACATTGCTCTCTCAGTTCAATTTCTTCATATTCATTAACAATTTTATATCGTTGACTCAATTCTTGAGGTTGCAAGCTCCAATGTCTCAACAGTTCTCGTCCAATGGCACGGGACGTTTCAATCTCAATTCCAAGATTAACCATTGCAAAAACACTCCAATGTCCTTCTCTTAGACAATGCCGAAGAAGTTTATGAGGTTCATTAAACAATTCATTTACATCTCTGGAACTGCTGAGTCTTGCAATTCCTACGGTAATTTCATCAATACTTTTGTCTGTATATTCTGCAACTCCTGCGGTTTTGGTGATTAAACGTGCTTTCATTTTTAATTTGTTAAAATATATTCAATTTTTCCTTTGATAAAGTGGGGAGGATTTTTACCAAGATGTTCAAGACAGTCACAAGAAGAAACTGGTTCATCTGCATACACTCCTTCACAATACTTGCAAATGTATGCATCTCGCTGCACAAAACACTTAGAAGGTTTTTCTTTATTTTCAGGCATTGTTGATTCATCCGCCATAGGCTATTATAAGTTTTTTAAAGGAGACATCCAGTTCCTTCTGTCATACTCCATCCGCAAACAGTGCAATCTGCACCTGTTACCAACCAGAGATCCCACGGTTCCATTTTTCCATTACAAGAAGGACATGGTGGACAAACATCTTCCGGCTTTAAATTTTTAAAACCGTCTTGATATTTCTGGTCTAAAAATCTCGCATGTTCATCTTTATTAATTAACATAAATGGTCTAGACGGCGGGATTCGAACCCGCAACCACATGATCCCAAATCATGTACTCTACCAAGTTGAGCTACGTCTAGTAGTATCTTTTTACTATACACTGTAAAGTTCTTTTGTCAAAAGGAAAATGTGTATTTGGTGCTTCTAAAAGGAATCGAACCTTTTCATGTTGCTTATGAAACAACTGTTCTACCACTGAACTATAGAAGCAAATGGTCTAGACGATGGGAATTAACCCCACAACCTGTATTCAAACTACCGCTCTCCCATTAAGCTACGCCTAGATATACTTTCATCTTATCATATACCACTCAAAAGGTCCATTTCTAAACGTCGTAACATCAAATTTCGCAAATTTCAATATTTTATAATAACTTTTTAACTTTTTAACATCAAAAGAACCTACTAAAATATATCCGTATTTTTTCGTCCACGTTTTTAACACAACTAGAAGTTGTTTTGCTACACCTATTTTAATATGGTCTGCTAAACATGGATATTTCCTATTTTGCTGTTCCGGATTAAAACAAAGACGTTCACCAGAGGTTAACCCCAGCCAATAATTATTACCCTCATCCTTGGCTAAAATAGAGTATATTCATCTAATTTAATTTCTTCTACCAGTTCCATATCAAATTCATCCGTATTTTGGATATAGTCTCCTATAAAAGATTCATTTATTAAATTTCCAGAACAATATTCTATTAGCATGTTTTCATATATCTGAGGTAATTCCATGCTATTATTTATATAATAATGGTGGAGGTTGTGGGTTACGATCCCACCTATTCTGTGCCCCCCCCCCTCCAAACACAACGCATTGTTTTTCTCAAAATTTGGGGAGGTTGTGGGTTACGATCCCACCTGAATATCCTGTTTGCAAAACAGGCGACCACTCCAAGCAGTCCCAACCCCCATGTTTATTCTAAAAATATTTTATCTCCGCATCTAATCACCTTCATCGCTAATTTTTTGAATATATACTCTATATTTTCGCCAATTCCTTCTATTACACTTCCTGCCCGTGCAATTAGTTTACCAATGTTGACTATTAACACTAGTAACAATAATGTTGGTACAAAGATCACTAGGTTTAGGAGCAAATAAGAAATCGCTACTAATCCATCTTTAATTATTTTTAATATTTTCATGTTTCTGTTAATTATTATATGGTGCGTGATGAGAGAATCGAACTCTCGTTCTAACATTGGCAATGTTATGTTCTACCACTAAACTAATCACACAAATTGGCACGTCAGAAGAGAATCGAACTCTTAAAGGTAATCAGTCGTTTTGGAGGCGACCCGCAACCACCACTTGCTGCTGACGTATATAAAAACGAGGCCCATTACAGAATCGAACTGTAATTCGCTCTTTACAAGAGAGCTGTTTTAGCCATTAAACTAATAGGCCGATAATTATTTTCTATGGCAGAACCAACGGAATTCGAATCCGCATCTTCAACCGTGACAGGGTTGCGTCTTGCCAGTTAGACTATGGTTCTATATTGAAATGTGGTTAGCATCTTTTTTATTTTTTGAATTTCTTTTTCATTGAATTTCATTTTATACAAATCTTTTCTTTGAAAATCTTTTTTCAAAGCACTTGAAAGTTTTCTTTTTCTTGCTTTTGTTAACCCTTCTATACACCCTAATTCTTCTTCTGTCAAACTTCTTTTTTCCAAAAACTTGATTTTCCAAAACTGATAAGAATCATTTCTAAGACTCAATGTTTTTTCTTTTATTTCTTCTAATTCGGAAACTTTTTGGGAAATGTATTGGTTTTCTATCGCAAAATCTATTTCTTCTTTACAAGATTTACAAACAATTGTGCAATCACTTATTTTCTCAATTTTTCGGTTGAGAATAAACGAATGAACGATTCTAGCGGTTCTGTTTTTACAAACAGTGCATTTCCAATCAGTTGATTGTTCTAATAGCTTTTCTATTTCTTTTTTATAATTTTTCATACGATTGTTACGGTTATTATTCATAACCCTGTTTCACAGATTAAATGATTATAGCTCATTTTTGGCCTTTTAAGTTGATTCTCGGTTTTGATCAACGACTATTTCTGATAAAATTAAAGCCTCGCTTTTTGGGCGAGGCTCTGAAACTACAAATTATTACAGTTCTTTACCTACGCATTTTTACGGTTGTATCAAAATTTTTATTTTTTCCAGTTGTATTTTCTGTTTGAATAAAACTCTGACTTTTGCGCCAACCACTTGCCTCTGCTCCTGCAAAACTAGGTCGAGCTTCCGCCATAAAAGCACTACGGAAATGAGTTGGCATTTCTTTTGTCGAAAACTTGTATGTTGGAAGATTTTCCATGTTGTTATTTCTACTTATTCTTTTTTGCAATTTTTTCTACAAGAAATTCTAAATGTTTTTCTAAACGTGCGATATTTCCTCCGATTTCTGTTTTCTTTTCGTTTATTGCCAGTTTAACTGTTTCATTCATTAATTTAAATCCATCAGATTCTATAAAGTTCACTATATTTTCCCAATCAGATAGTTCTCGGGAAAGCAATACTTCTGTAGAATTTATACAAATATGTAAATCAGATAACATTGATAATATCTCCGTTACGGTATCTGTATCGAAGATTATTGGTTGATTACGTCCTCTTAATGCGGTACTAACTTCATGTAATGATATTACATCTACATTCCGATGTGTCTCCCTATATGCTATTTTATGCAATTCTGTTGGAACTATAATTATAGGTTTTTTATCACTAAATGCAGCAATACTTTGCCTGAGTCCCAAACCTGTATGTCTGGTAGTACAAATATAGTGGTAAATATTTTTTAAATTTTCTATGATTGATTCGTTCATACTTTTATTGTTATCATGTGATCGTCTTTCTCTTCAAACATAACATCAAAATTATGTTTTACTTGTTGCTCAAATTCAACCTGAATATTTTCTGGAACATGTGCGAGAAATGCTTCATAAAGTGCAATCATTGCGGATGCTACATACCGTGGATAGAATCCCACATTCTGATTTTTATTCAAAATTATCGCCGCAGGACTACCCAAATCATCCGTGTGATTCTCTTCTAAAACTTTAGTAATTAATGCAATTGGTATAATATTTTGAGGATTTTCTTCGGACATATTTTTAATTTTTCGGAAAATATCTAAGACAATGTTTGCATGTTACATGCTTCCAATTTCTTACCATCAGACCGCGAGGTGGGCGCTGGGAATAATACCCTTTGCCTCCCCGACAAACAGTGGTCGGAGTCAATTCGTAGCGCCCAAATCCAACATAAACATTAACCTTAGATTTATAGTTAGCTTTATGGATTGTGATACTCATAAATTATGTTGCTGGGGGAGGATTCGAACCTCCGAGGCTTGCGCAGAAGGTTATGAGCCTTCCCTGATGACCAACTTCAGACACCCTGCAATTCTATTTTACACCAAGAATAATAGGTTGTCAACAACTTTTTGGTTTTTTCTACAAACCATTGTTCCTTCCAATAAATAATTTTAATGTTATTGAGTGCTATACAAATTGCTAATCCGTATCCAAATGAGAAAATAGACATTTCTTTTAATGAACTAAATCCTCAGTTGTCGAATGCTCGTTTTGGTGTGAGATTTCGTTATTTCTACTATGATACATGGGAAGGTAAAATCAATTTTAGAAAAACAAATGATTATACTTTAATTGGTAATAACACTGTTGGAACTGTTTTAAGTGCAACGTCTCCAACTAATTTTTTAAATCCTAATGATTTAGCACCTTTTCGTTGGAATGTTAAAAGCGACCGAGAATATCTTTATTTAACTTTATTAGGAGGTTTATCAGCATTAACAATTTGGCCAAGTCACCCAATGCCAAAAATGACTAAAAATAACAATTTTTCAATGTCATTGGATATTGGG